ATTGATGTGCATTAAAGTAAACTATATCATTAAGAGAAGATTCAAACTTTTCAACTTTAACTGGTATTGTAATTTCCCTATTTAAAATATCTAATTTGGAACCATAAGTATGAGCGGCTCCTACACCATATCTTTTTACTCTTAAGATAGAACCTACATCGTAGATATTAAGAACCTTAACAGTCTCATCATCATTAATTTTTATAGATGAACCAATTGAAACGGATTTTGGAATTACATCTACGTAAATATCGTCAACCCTTCCAGTAACGAGTGGTTGATATGTCATAGATTGAGCAAGTCCAATCTTATCAGTTGAAACACCGACAGTAAATGAATCTGTAAGATGAACTATTGAACTACTTAAACCTGATATAGAAACAGAATCTTTATCATTTAAATCAAAAAATGGAGAGTATGTTGCAGATACTTCTGTACCAGACTTCCAAGTAAATACTGCATTTTCAAATCTAGTTAATTCAGTCGTAACACTAGAAACTGCAATACCAACTAGAGATTTAACTTGTCCTCTAAGACCTGTTCCATTAGTTCCAGAATCGTCAAAATCTGTATAATCACCTACTTTATATCCATCACCACCATCTAAAACTACTAAACTATCAATTTCTCCAGTAGTTACAGATTCAATAGTTGTTAACTGTCTTAGGAACTCATTAGATTCTACAATAAAATCATTATCAGCTAAAGCATCACCAACTTTATATGGGAAGGTATTTCTTGCTAAATTAGAACTATTAAAATTAAATTCCTGTGTTAATGTAGTGTTTGATGAAATATATGGCGATCTATAAGTTTTACCTATAAAGTAAGGGAAACTTGGTTCTAAATCGGTTGTTTGCAGACTAGGTGCTACACTAGCAAAATAGGCGTAAACTCCATTTGGAAATTCATTAGTTTTACAGAATCTACCATTATGCTCATCAAGTGTACCTGATCCATCATAATGCCAATCATCAGTGAAATATCCTGCTTCAAATTCGGTTATTGAAGGACGATCTACAACTTTAGAAGCATCTAAAACATACCCAGAAGTTACAATTCCTACATTAGGACCTAATTGATCAGTAGTAGTAAATCCATATGGACCATAAATTGGATTTCCGTCATATGCCCAACCAATAATTGGTGAATGTTTTGTTCCATCATCTGCAAATGATGTTCTAATATCCAAGGTATATCCATGAACACTTAGATGTAAACTATTATCCCCTTCAGAATCTAAACTATAATTACCTTGTCTCTTACTATTATCAATTGTTAGTGTTCTGACTCTTGGTTCAAACTTTGCATTCTTTCCACTTGCTTTAACACTAAATGTAACTTGAGATGCAGTATATCCAATACCAGAATTAATTACATCTACACCAGTTAGTCTTCCTTCAGTATTAATGGTTGGTTTAAGAACAGCACCATTTCCTTTAACATTAGTAGTTGTAAATCCTACAGCATCTATAGTAATTTCTGGAAGAGAGTAATATTGTTGTCCTCTATTTAAAACTTGAACATCAACTACTTTACCACCTACTATAGAACCACTTACAATAGCACCTTTTCCATTTTCAACAGTTACTTTTGGATTTTTCTGTAAATTTAATACTTTTGATCCATATTTGGTTCCATTTTCATACAAATAAGTATCAATTATTTCACCAGTAACAACTGGAGTGAAATTAAACGTTCCAGTAACAGTTGATGCAAAAGAAACTTGTGCATTTACTTTGATATCTGGGTATTTAAATGTTTGAAAACCAGAACCTTGAGATTCTAAACCAACATAATCACGTCTTACAAAATTATTTCTACTTAAGGTTCCAGAACCAGCATCTGCTAATCTAAACGAATCATCATCAATTTTTAATATATGATATGAATTGGATGTATTTAATCCACCAATAGCAGTGCCTGAAGTTGAATACTCAACCAAATCACCATCCACAAAACCATGTCCCTTAAAGTTTATCTTTGCATATCCTATAGAAACATTAGACGGTTTGATATGTAATTTTCTATGCTGATAACCAGAACCAGAATTTATTACTTTAACTGATTGTAGTGTTTTCTTAGACCCTGTTCTAAACTTATGAGTACCTGCAGCATTAGTTGCAGTTGAAATACCAATGGTGTTAATACCAGCCATTGCATCGTCATAATTTTTAAATAACTGAATTGTGCTTGAGTTAACTACTCTAATGTTATATCCAGCACCAGTTGCTAATCTACCACTAGCAGTGTTTGAAACATCACCATATAGACCTATACCAATTGGTAAATTTCCATTACTATTATAGTAAATAAGATCACCATTATCTAAGAAATGCTTCTTCTTAAATGTAATTGTCTCATCTGCAATCGATAATCCCCCAGAGAAGAAAATATCTCTACTATCAAAATCTAATTCCCTATATCTTATACCAATAACTGGTTCTAAAATACAACCAGATCCATTACCACCAGTCAATGATACAGATTTTACTTCATCTATATCAAAATCATGAGGATCTACAAATACTTGCTTAACAGATCCACTAATAACAGGTTCAACCAATGCGGTAACTCCAGCACCAATACTATTATCAATAGTTAATCTTGGTGGATTTATTACATCATAACCTTCTCCACTGTTATATACATCCAATGAATCAATAGGACCATAATAAATGTAATCATCAGATATTGGTGTCCTTATTTGAACACCATCAATCAACATACCGATGTTATTAACTGGTGTTTCATTTTTACCAGAAACATATAAATCTTGACTTAATGGGAATTTCTTAAGAATTTTATTAGCAGATAACTTTTTATCATACTCAGATTCTTTTGTAAAAGTATGAGTGGAAGTTATTGCAAGTCCTTCAGCAGCAAATCTGATAGCATTTACTACATTACCTATCATTCCCCTAGAACGATAAAGTCTAATCTTACCAGGCTTCTTCTGAACTATTTCAACATAATAGGTTGTACCAGAAATTAGATTAGTTAATGGATTAGTTGATGAATAAACTACAGCATCTCCAGTAATTAATTCAATTTCATCATTATTACCCGATAAAATTACATCGTAATCCTTAGTTAGATTACTATATCCTTCTAATTTATCAGTTGTAGATGTTATTTCAAGTAAAGTTCTCTTAACAGATGAAGGTAATGTATAACTTGGTAGAGAGTTAGATGCGACATATCCATCAACATCATCATCAGTATATACGTTTAGTATATCAGATATAATATTTGCATTACCTTCTTCTATTTCTATACCACTACTACTTGCCTTATTTAATTTTCGTCTTAAATCATAGTATGAACCAACAACAGGAGTGAATCCACTTAAACCAGAAACTATTATTACATTACTTGATGGATCAATATTTGTAACTTGAATTAGTGGAACTTCAACATTTTCAGAATTTCTACTTAAAATTTCAGCTCTATCACCAACTTTTAAACTAGATTTATCAATTGAACTTGATAATGAAAGCGTAGATCCAGAAACTTGTGAAATTTGATATCTAGTGCTAGTGTTGTATATCCAAGAATTAGCAAATACCTCTTTATAGGTGCTATCTACATCTGTATTTGGTATAGATTCACCTACATTCTTAACAAAAATTCTTTCTCCTTCAGAAACTAAAGAAATATCTGAAACGGTTTTAAACTCTGATAGAACACCCGTTATTCTTAAATCTACTCTTTTTGCTAAATCACCATCTTCATATCCAAATATAGTCTCATCTGCCCTAACATCAGATCCAATACCAATATTCTCTGTTATGTTAGTACATCCAAAGAACTGATTAACTGATTTTGAAGTATATGTAATTGAATTGATTCCACACAAAACATAACCATTCTGAGCAAATCCAACTGTAGAATCTACAGAAACAATCGAAGAACCTATCGAAACAGGTTCCATTACCTTTGATCTACCAGGAATGGTAAATGTTCCTTCAATTAGATCTCTATCAGAATATCCAACAAATAATGAAATTTTATAATATATCTTTTCATTTCTAGTTAATATCTCAACTTCAGAAACTGAAGCACTTGTCCCAGAATCATTAGACTTAGTAATTGTTTGTCCAACAAGTTTTTGGGGATTACCACTAATTCTATCAGCAATTATAACTTCTCTTCTTATAAACTCTGCACTAGAAGGTTTAAATAAACGCTCTTCTAGATCTAATATTATAGATTCTTCTCCATATAGAACCTTTAATAGAATCCTTATAGACTCTTCAATACCTTTTGATTGATAAAAACTTCTTGCATGTTTGATAAAGTTGCCAACATCAAGGTCTTGAGCAAAATCATTATCCTCTAAACCAGGTAAGAATGTTTTCTTTAACTTTCTGTAAAATTCTTGTATGAATAATACACTTAAGTTGGTGACAGTTGCACCATTAACATGAGATTCTGCCTTTGTATTTTCAAATATTAAACCTTCTCTATTGACATTATCTAAAGATGTTGATATTCCAACTTCAAATCCACTTACTCCACTAAAACCACGAAGACAACCTGTAAAAGTAGTGGTTGTTTTAGCAGTATAAGTTATAATTTCACTACCAATCTTTAAAAGACCGTAGGTATCTGGGAATCCTTTGGTTGATGCAACAGTAATAGTTGTATCTGAGGTAGAAACAGCAGAAGATAATGTAGTAGTTCCATAAACAACCTCTGGAACTAAGTTATCAACCCTTAAATACTGATCTAAATTGTCGATTAAATCGGTTGTACCACCTTGAAATTCTTGCGAAAGGTAATATGACTTTAAAAAATCAACAGCAAGAGGAAAATCTGACCTTACAAATTCAGGCAGCTGACTTTCAACTATTCTATTAACCTGAACTCTCTTATCAATACCTATGCTCATTTATTTTCTCTCTAGGTCTCCGTTTGAGTAACTTGATGTGTAATAATCTCTTGTAAATACAACTCCTGATACATCCTCACCAGAAGCAATTACATCCTTAATCATATTTATCTTACTATTAGAAACGTCAAAACTGAGGTATAAATCCTTCAATCCAACTACATCATTTGAATCGGGGAACGCTTGAATCTCTATAAGATTGTTTGCTGCCACCGTTGAAGTAATATTTAGTGTATTTAAGATGATTTCACCTTTAGTGTAATCAACTGTTCCTGCTGATTTAGCAACAACTTGCAAATCTTCATTTCGATTTTTTGCAATTACACTCAAAACACCTTTTCCACTTCCATCTAGGATACCATCTGCCTTCTTATTTGGAACATCCGTAATGAATACTGTATCGCTTGATCCACTTATAGTAAATCCAGTACTCTTTATATTAAATCCTGCAGGATTTATATGGAACTTATTACCAAAACATAATTCATATTGTGCAAATTGATTAAGAAGTACTTTCATGTCTCTTCTAATCTTCAATTTTGTAATGTTGGAAGTAATTGAACTATCAACTCTATCAATTAATTGAAGTATCTTACTATATTTAAATCTTCCACCAAATTTATTAATATCTACAGTACTAGAATAATCTCTTAAAGATTGTAAAATTTTAGATTGTAAGTTATTAGAATTTGAAACTTGAGTAGTGTTATAATAAACTGTAGTATCAATTTCAACATATAGTATCTTAAGATCTATAATTTCCGAGTTAATACCAGCAATAGCGTAACTCTTTAACTTTTGTTTGATCTGTTGCTTATCAAAATCAGAAACATATGTTCCATTTTTTGGTTTAATGCTAATTTGAACTTTACCAAATTGAGGTGGATTCAATTCCTCACCACCAATTACTGCAACAGACTCTGTTCTAGGATAAATTGACTGTATAATTGCCTCATAATCTCTAGGTGTAACCGCCCTGTACTGTGCAGAATACAATCTAGGAGCAAAATACTTAATGGAGTTGATATTCTCCATATCAGCACCATTTGTCGCACCATTAACGGTGGTTATTGTAATACCACTAGTAGGAATTACAGTTGCTGGATTTACAGCAGTATTCGGATCCTTTCCTGTAAATACTCCTTGGAAACTAAATTCTGATGCACCATTACTTTCTGCACCATCAGTAACAATATACCTTACGGTTATGATTGAATTATTTTCCAATTTTTTACCAAAATAACCATCACCAAATAAGATTTCATATTTTTCATCTTGAACTTCCTGTATAAAGAAGACTTCTGAGTTCTTATTAATATTGAGAATATTATCAATCATGGAATATTCTCTACCTAAACCATCATCTGCAGAACCAGATACAAATACTTTGATACTAGATGCATCAATATTTGGATTTTGTAGTAAAAATCTTTGATCTATGCTATTATTTGCTAGGAATTGTACCTCTAATACTGTTCCTTGAGAAACTTCAATAGGATCAGTAGGAGATCCAAATGATGCAACACCACTTTTAATCGCAGCATGTAATGGTTGAGCGATTGAGAACCTATATGTAGTGTTATTTGCACCACCTACACACACTAAACCTGGTTTTAAGTACAGTATTGGTTCAGTTGAATCAGTTTGTACATCAAAATAAATTGATGCCTTTGAAGAGGATTTTGAACGGGGTATATAACCAATATTTCTTGCAAGAGAAACAACATTCTCTCTAATTGTTGCAGAGTCTAAGAAGGATTCATTAGCAACTAAGTTTGCATTAAACGAGTTAATGTAAGTGTTATATGCTAAAGTGTCAATTAAAACTGAGAAGTTGGATCCTTCAAAATCAAAATCACTAAAATTGCTATTTGCACGAAGATAAGACCGTATTTGAGCCTTAATTTCGTCAAAATCTAAACTTGTAAACTGAGTAAAAGGCATATTATTATCTTGTTGGTTCTAAAAGAAAGGAAAATGATTGCGTAGGTACTGGTAGTCCCCTAATATCAAACACTATAGTAACATTAAAAGCGTTTGAATCTACGTATGGGTCTACTTGTGCCGTTAAATTTTCAACTCTAGGTTCATACAATTCAATAGTCTCATTAATTTGATCCTCTATTACCTTAGTTAGGGTAGGATAGAAGTTCTCAAAGAGACTTGCACGTATATCAGTTCCTAAATTTGAGTTAAAGAACCTTTCCGTGGGAATTGTTTCTACTAAATTTCTAACAGACCGCACTATTGCACGTTCATTCTTCAAGACTGGAAGATCTTTTGTCACAGGATGTGGTTTAAAAGATAGACTTATATCTTTAAATGATTGTGATGTGCGTTGGACTGCCATCTAAATGGTATATTTAGTATTATCTCCCTTTATTTATACCTATTCTTCCGAAGTTTTTCTATGCCGTTGTTCCTGCAGTGGGAAATGTATCTGCCCAAGAGGTAATTATGTACTTTGTACCACCAATTGGAGGATTTCCACGATGAGTATGAGACCAAAATGGAGGAAAAATCACAAATTTACCTGCTTGAGGTTTGACTCTTACATTTTGGTATAAAAATTCTGTTTCTCCACCTTCAAAATCATCATTTAGGTATAACAATGTAACTAATTGTCGATAAGGGGTTGAAAAAGTATTATCAGAGTGCCATGCATGGAAACCTTCACATGGTTTAGTTCGTTGTATTTTACCAAATTTATGTTCAAAACTTCTAGTTTTTAATATTTCATACTTTTCCATATAATTTTTTAAAGCAATACCCGAAAGTTCATGCCATTTATAGTATATTGATTGCGTTACCATCATTGTCGCTTCATTTACACCCAATTCCGAACCCATAGAGAGGGTTTCATTCAAAAACATTTGAGTGTCTTTAGTGCTTATTGTATCTCTTGGGAATATAAAACCTTCTGATTGGACTAATACTTCAAAATAATTAATTATTTCATTTATATTGATATCACTTGGATCAAATAAAAATTCAGAGATCATATTATCATGATGAATATGATCTATTAAACGAGGGGAAGGCATTATTACTTACCTTGCCCTCTACTTCTTTTTTTCGCTCCATTACGAGACGTAGCGGAATATTTTGTATGTTTACCTTGCCCTTGACGAGATTTTTTTGGTATTGCCTCTACAAATACGTTACCGTTAATACCAGTTCGAGTTGCCATAGTTAAATTGCTCTAATTTCAGTTCTTAAATGTTGTGGTGGATGAGAACCATTATCATAAAATTCATATGCAAGGTCCTCCATAGCACTAAAGTATTCATCTTGGGTGAGATCTTCATAAAGAAGTTTATCACCCTCAAAAATACTATATAACTCTTTGTTTTTCATGTCCTACACGGATACGAGGATCGCACCATATTTCAAATCCTGCTTCTTTTGCATCTAAACAGAACGAAACGTCTTCACCACACATATCTTGTACTTCACCTGATTCAAAGACTTGCATCTTTGGAGCAAACCAAGGATACTTAAGTTCTTCATGTTCAAATACACCATGTTTGATGAGTGTCCATCCAAAACCAGTGTAATCAACTGTGAAAGGCTTCTTTCTTTTCGAGATGCTTTCGATAGTTTCGTGGTTCATTACACCACCATTTGAACGAAAATCGTCTTCTTCCATCCAATGTGCAACCGAGGTGGTTTTGCCATCTTCTGTACAATACCAACCAGCAGCGATGTCCTGATCCATAAGAACCAACTGCCAGAATTTCTCTGAGTTGAATACAATATCGCTATCGATCCAAAGTTGATAGTCATACTTTAACTGACCGTCCCAAGGTAACTGATCTGGTCCACGCAAGACGTTTGCACCTAAGCACTTACAACGTGCAAAGTTGACCATTGATGAGTAATCCTGTGAAATTTGGATACTTGCTCCATTTTGTACCAGATCAAAACATAGTTGTACAAAACTCTTTAAAAATGCATATGATACTCCTCGACCAGGCAAACAGAATACCACTGTTTTACCTTTAATTAACTCCCTTGCCTTATCAAAATCCCACTCAGGTTCCTTTTTGACTACAGGAGATTTCGCTTTAACTGTAAATCCTTTTCCCATAATGTTATGTAATTACATACTAATTATATCGGATTATACGATTAAAGTCAAGTAATCATGTTTAATCTTTCTTCATCACCAAGAGGTAATTCTGGGAAGGTATTAAAAGATAAACTCACTCTATTTTTATCTGTAGTATTCACTGGAACACTATGAGGCATCATTGAAGAGAAGACTAATAATGTACCAGGTATTGATGCTAGACTACAACTACTACAAGTATATGGATTGTAAGGTACTTTTTCCATTTCTTCTTCAGTATTATATTCTCTTACGGTTGGATTATAAGCAAAATTCTTTAGATATGAATGTATCGCTAAAGGTGAACCAGTTCCTTGTTCTGAAGCGAGATAGAATACTCCACTTAAGTAACTGTTACTGTGCCAATGTGATGGATGTTCTTGACCAGGTACATTTAAATTAACCCATGATTGTTGTATTCCAATCTTAGCATCAGTATCACATATATTTTCTGCATAGTTATGAACTGAATCTAAACAAAATTGCCTCAAGTCTTTGAATGCTTCATGTTCTAATACCCACTTATCAGTTGACTTATAGTTAGAATCACCTTGAGGTGGTTTTCTAAACTCTAATGTATCACAGTATTCTATGATTGGTTCTAAAGGTTTATCATAGATGTAGGCAACAACTGGTGCGACTGCAAAACTTTGAATTAAATTTCCCGTTAATTCCATATTAAGTATAGTTTAAAGATAATAGTACACGATAAGTTTGATCAGTACATGTTGAACTTGAATGTGGTCTAGATCCGTCATGTATGACTAATCGATTTTCTATACTCATGACTCTATCTTGGGTTTTAAATGGTTCCATTGAGGTTTCCCAAAATGGATTATAGTTATATAATCTCAGATCACCATTAGGATCTTTATCTATCTTAGGTTCTGGCATCCAATCAGCATCAGCAAACTGAGTGAATCCATCATTCGTATTCAAGTAAATTAAAGCTGCTTTATGAGAATACATAAAATCAGTATGTGGTTGATGTATAATCTGCTTACCATGATTTAAATACATCAATACCCTCACACGTATTAAAGATCTAACATCTAATTCCTTATAAAGATGTAGTAAGTCTTCATGTAATGGACTTCGTATTGTATAATCATTAAAGACTTCGTGCATTAAGTAACAGTTATACTTTGCATCTTCATCTTGTTGTTCACTATCTTGTTTATAGGCAACTGAATCAGAAAAATCCCAGAGGAATCCTCTAGGTGCTAAAATCTTACCCTTTATATGTTTTAGATAATCACTTGGCATAAAGTTATCAGTAACCTTATACTTATTAGTATGCGTTGCCATTTTAAAAATAATTAATTGCGATTAATATACGAGACTTTGCGTCCGTGCAAGTCGAGCTACAGTGTGGACGAGCACCATCATGTATAGTACACTTATTCCTTACACTCATTGATTTATTTTGATCTCTGAAGATATCCTCATTAGTATCAGTTTTAAACTCTAAACTATCTAAGGTCTGTGATGCCTTAATGGTTACACCTTCATCTGCCATCAGAGTATAACCATTATTCGTATTCATATACAGTAATGCTGCTTTATGAGAATAACAGAAATCTGTATGAGGACTATGTACAATCTGACGACCTTGATTCGTATACATGATAATCCTTGATCGAATAAGTGCCTTTACACCTAACCGTTCGTAAACACCCTCCAACCCATTATGCATGGGACTTTGTGGGTTGTTATCTCCGTAAACTGGATGAACAAAGTAATATGCATCATCATTGTGATCACCTTTATATGCTACCTGTCCTTGAAATAACCATGTAAACTGTCTATTACCCTGAGTGATCATATCATATAAGTGTTGAAAATATTTCTCATCTAAGAAATTTTCAATCTCTTCATACATCATTTAATAACTTGCATCCTGTAGTAGATCTTTTTGATCTTCTGTGTATTCAATCTCTTCATAACTTATCTCATTCATATAGTATGACTTGTATATCCTATCCCATATAATCTTAAACTCATAATCATCTAAATCTTTAAAAAGAACTTCTCCTCTTAAGTATATGTGATAGGTACTACTCATTACGCTTCCTCAATAAAAATTAAACTCTTATCTGTTTTAAATTTAAGTTCAGTATCTTCAAACCATCCTTGATCATTCACGATCCACTCAGGTAATCTAACAAAATATTCACCAGTTACTGTATCAATCTCTATAGCGTATGTTTCTTCTGCGGAATTTTTTTGCATTATGATGAAATCTGTCTTTGACATTATATATCAATTGAGAATGTTTTGCAAGTACCCTTTATATGATTCTACTGATGAACCCTATGGGGCGTTTTTATATGGGAAAAAAAATTTGAAGTCTCATGGAATATTGTTCTCGCTCTCGTAACACTTTGTAGGTTAGGGTAGTTAGTGGTTTTTAAACGGGGGGCGGACGGGGGCGAACCCCTGCCATACCACGAACGAATGGGTGTCCCCCACGGATCAGGTGGCACTGCCTCCCCTGATCATCGCTCTGCGATCTCTCTTATATTGGATCTTCGCCCGTGCGATCACACCCTCTAAGTCTTCTACCATGCACTTCCCTAACCCACGGGCAGGAGTAAACGTGCCGCCTCTACCTGATGAAACTCTGGTGAGTGTGCCTCTTAGGTTTGTATCTGAAGCACGAACCGAACCGATTGCTTTTGCCATAACGAACCTTTGTGTGTATATGAATAGTATAAGGGATGATCACCCACGAATGGGGTCACCCTGTGCCAGTTCTCAAACTGTACCAAGCAAACCCAACTCTTCCACTCTACGTGTTAGGTTTTCTTCGGTGAGTATCTGAACATTATCTCTCTCCTTAGAAGTCCATTTGAACGAACCCACTACATCTCTACTCATGTTAGTGGTTAAGGTTTGCTCAATGTATGCCCGTGTTTGTATTGCAAATACAAAATCATCAGGGCGAACACCTAACCCGAATACCACATCATAATCAATATTCTTCTTCAATCCATT